AGTGGCAGACTATATGATGCCAAGAAAAGCGGATGTTACCAAAACAAGATCTAAAGGAGATAAAAGAACAGAACTTATTTTTGATTCTTCTCCTATGCAATCTGTAGAACTATTAGCTGCATCCTTACATGGTATGCTTACTAATCCATCTACACCTTGGTTTTCATTAAACTTCAAAAGCGAAGAAATGCAAAACGAAGATGAAGCTAAGATGTGGTTAGAATCAGCAACGGAAGTTATGTATACAGCTTTCAATCGTTCTAACTTTCAACAAGAGATTTTTGAATTATACCACGACCTGATTACCTTTGGCACAGCAGCAATGTTTGTAGAAGAAGATGATGAAGATTATTTAAAATTTTCTACTAGACATATTAATGAAATATTTATTTCAGAAAATGATAAAGGTAGAATTGATACAGTATACAGAAAGTTTAAAATATCTGCTAGAGCTGCATTGCAAAAGTTTGGCAAGGTATCTAAAGATATTGAAGTTAAAGCTGCAAAAGATCCTTACGAAGAAATTAATATTATTCATGCAGTATATCCAAGATCAGATTTTGATCCTAAGAAACAAGATAAAAAGAATATGCCATTTGAATCTGTGTATATGGATGAAGATGGAGAAGAATTATCTATATCTGGATTTAAAGAATTCCCTTTTGTAGTACCTAGATACTTAAAAGCATCACACGAAATTTACGGAAGATCACCGGCGATGACTGCTTTACCTGATGTGAAGATGTTAAATGAAATGTCTAAGACAACGATTAAAGCAGCACAAAAACAAGTTGATCCACCTTTATTAGTTCCTGATGATGGATTTATTTTACCTGTACGAACTGTTCCTGGTGGACTTAACTTTTATCGTGCTGGAACAAGAGATAGAATTGAACCACTCAACATTGGTGCAAATAATCCATTAGGATTAAATATGGAAGAGCAAAGAAGAAACTCTATTCGTAATGCGTTTTATGTCAATCAACTTATGATGCAACAAGGTCCTCAAATGACAGCAACAGAAGTTATACAAAGGAACGAAGAGAAGATGCGATTACTAGGACCTGTACTTGGTAGACTTCAATCTGAATTATTAAAGCCATTGATTGATAGATCGTTTGCAATATTATTAAGAAAAAATTTATTACCACCTGCACCTGATTTCTTATCAGGACAGGATATTGAAATTGAATATGTATCACCACTTGCTAAAGCTCAAAAGTCTACAGAGTTACAAGCCATCATGCGTGGTATAGAAATCATGGGATCACTTGCTAATGTTGCTCCTGTATTTGATTACATTAATTTTGATAAGCTAGTAAAACATCTTACGGAAATTATTGGTATGCCACAAAAGATTTTAAAACCACAATCTCAAGTTAATTCTGAAAGACAACAAAAAGAACAACAACAAGCAGAGATGCAACAAATGCAACAGATGCAACAAGTGGCACAAGCAGCCGGTCAAGTAGCACCTTTAGCAAAAGCATTACCTGATGAAGCAAAAGCACTAGTAGCAGGAGAATAATAATAGAAAGGAAATAATGGAAGATCAAATTAACAAGTTAAGAATTAGTTATCAAAATGTTTTTGAATCTGATGATGGTAAGTTAGTCATGTCAGACTTAGAAAAGAGATGTCATTATCATGCAACCACCAATGTAAAAGGTGATAGCCATGAAAGTGCATATATGGAAGGACAACGTAGTGTCCTTTTATTTATAAAAGCAATACTACAAAACCCTAAAGAAAAAGGAAAATAAAATGTCAAATGAACAGATAACGGAGCAAACTGCTTCGCCTGTAGAGACAACACCAACCCCTACAGAAACACCAACACAAACTACATTAACTTCTTCGTCAGCTCCAAGTGAGGTTCAGACTTCAAAATCATGGAAAGAAATTATTAGCGAAGAATATAGAAGTAATCCTAATATAGAAAAGTTTACAGAAATAGATGCACTAGCCAAAAGTTACATTAATGCTGTGTCTATGATTGGTTCAGATAAAATTCCTGTTCCAACTAATTCATCTACAGAAGAACAATGGAATGAAATTTATTCTAAACTTGGTAGACCAGAATCTCCTGATAAATATCAATTAGATATTAAATCAGAAGTAACATCTATTAATGAAGATGCTATTAAATCTTTTGCAGATATTGCTCACAAGACTGGTTTAAATAATAAACAAGCTCAAGCTATTTTAGAATATTATAAAAATAATGTTGAGGCAGAAACGCAACAATCTAAAATTAATACAGAAACTTTCCAAGCTCAATCAGAACAGTTATTGAGAAAAGAATGGGGAAGTAACTTTGATGCTAATATTAAAAAAGCTGGAGCATTGGCTAAAGCTAATATGAATCCAGAATTATTAGATATGTCTTTACAAGATGGAACTCGTTTAGGCGATCATCCAGAAATTATTAAAGGTTTTGCTAATATTGCTAATCTACTTTCTGAAGACAAACTAATCAGTACAGAATCTGAAAATGTTAATACAGCACAAGATTATCAAGCTGAAATAAGTTCTATTGTAAACGATAGAAATGGTCCTTATTGGAATAGAAGTCATCCAGACCATGATAGAGTTGTGCAACAAGTATTAACTTTAAGAAGTATGATGAATGGATAACAAAGGATTAAAGTTAGAGATATTAAGAATAGTGCTAGAGAATGGTTCTGAACTTAATAAATCTAATCCCTTGCCAATCTGCGATATTTATTATAATTGGATTTCTAAGGCGGATGAAAGTTCGCCTAAGAAGAGTAAGACAATTCGCAAGAACCTTACTGACGACAAGGAATAGACTGTGGTCTAACAGACCTTAAATGCAAGAGATGCCTGCTTTGCGGAGAACCTCTCTGTTTTATTTTTATTAATTGCTATGTGAGTGATTAATATTTAACTTTAACAATGGAGAGACAAATATGTCTACACAAGTAACTACAGCATTTGTACAACAGTATAGTTCAAACATACAAATGTTATCACAACAAAAAGGTTCTTTATTGAGAGATAAAGTTCGCCTTGAAAGTGTTGTAGGAGAGAACGCATTTTTTGACCAAGTGGGTTCTGTAACTGCAACTTTAAGAACAGGTCGCCACGTTGATACTCCTAGAGTGGATGTTCCACATGCTAGAAGAAGAGTAACTCTTGCTAACTATGAGTTTGCTGATTTAATTGATGACCTAGATAAAGTAAGAATGTTGGCAGATCCAACTTCTTCTTACGCACAAGCTGCTGCTTATGCAATGGGAAGAGCTATGGATGATGTCATCATTGCTGCTGCAACTGGTACAGCTCAAACAGGAGTAGCTGGTGCTACACCAACACCTCTACCTTCTGGTCAAATTATAGCTGAAACTGGTACTGTTGGTTTAACAATCGGAAAATTAAGAACTGCAAAACAGATCTTAGATTTATCTGATATTGATCCTTCACTACCTAGATACATCGTAGTTGGTCCTAAACAAATCACAGATTTATTAGGAACTACTGAAGTTACTTCTAGCGACTTTAACACTGTAAAAGCATTAGCTTCTGGAGATGTTAATTCGTTCTTAGGATTTAACTTTATTGTATCTAACAGACTAAACCTAGCTACATCTAAGAGAGATTGTATTGCCTTCGTAAACGATGGTATTACTTTAGCTGTTGGAAAAGATGTTACTGCTAGAATAGACGAGAGAGCTGACAAAGGTTATGCTACTCAAGTTTACTATTCTATGGCGATTGGTGCTACTAGAATGGAAGAAGAAAAAGTAGTTAAGATCCAAGCTCACGAAGCATAATTCGTGATATTAGGTAGGGGGAGCAATCCCCCTATCTTTACAATAAATATATGATAAAAGGATTAATATGAAAAATTCACTAGTAGGAAATATTAATAAAAGAAAAAAAGCTGGTACATCCAGACCAAAATCTAAATCAACGATTTCTAAAAAAGCATATTCTGCCATGAAGAAAGGTTGGAAAAAATAGATGGCATCTGTAGTAGACATTTGCAATGGAGCATTAAACCAATTAGGTGCTTCTACTATTCTTTCCTTGACAGAAGATTCAAAAAACGCAAGATTGTGTAATGCACGATACATACAAGTACGAGACAGCTTATTCAGATCTCACCCTTGGAATTGTTTACAAAAACGAGTACAGCTTGCATCTGATACAGCTACTCCAGCTTGGGGATTCAATTACCAATTTACCTTACCTTCAGATTGTTTACGAGTTTTAAATACTGAAAATTACGATTACGATTATAAAATAGAAGGAAGAAAAATTGTTGCTAATGTAAACACAATGAGAATTTTATATGTTGCAAGAATAGAAGATCCAAATGAATATGATGAAATTTTAAGAGAAACTTTATCATCTGCTTTAGGTGCTGACATTGCTTATGCAGTTACTTCTTCTAATCCTGTTGCACAAAATATGTATAAATTGTTTCAAGATAAATTAAGAGAAGCAAGATTCGTAGATGCAACAGAAGGTTATAATTCTCTTCAAGAGAATGGTGCTTCAGACGTAATACACTCTAACACATTTATTAACGCAAGGTATTAAGTATGGCACGAGTTGCGGTGCAATTAACAAACTTCACAGGTGGAGAATTATCTCCTAGGTTAGATGGTCGTAATGATTTAGCTAAATACTCTTCCGGTTGCAAGACTTTAGAAAACATGATTGTTTATCCTCATGGTTCTGCTGCTAGACGACCTGGAACACAATTTGTTGCAGAAGTAAAAGATAATACAAAAAAAACAAGATTAATTCCTTTTGAATTTTCTACCACTCAAACGTATATGCTTGAGTTTGGAAATCAATATATAAGGTTCTATAGAAACAATGGTCAGATTATTAGTGGTG